ATGCCGCTGACCGATCCCGCCTGCAAGAACGCGCGTTGCCCGGCTGACAGGCCCCGCCTGCGTCTGGCCGACTCGCAGGGCCTGTACCTCGAGGTGACGCCGAACGGCTCGAAGCACTGGCGGTGGAAGTACCGCTTCGGCGGCAAGGAGAAGCGCCTCGCGCTGGGCAGCTACCCGGCGATCTCGCTGGCGCAGGCACGGCTCGACCGTGACGCCGCGCGCCTAAAGCTCAAGGGCGGCGTCGATCCTTCGGCGGAACGCCGCGACGAGCGCCTGACCCGCAAGGTCCGGCTCGGGACGACGTTCGAGGCGGTCGCGCGCTCGTGGCACGAGAACTGGAAGGGCGCCAAGTCGGCGCGCCATGCCGACTACGTGCTGCGCCGCCTGGAGGCCGACGTCTTCCCAGCCATCGGCGCGAAGCCGATCGCCGAGGTCACGGCGCCCCAGCTGTTGGCGCTGGCCAAGAAGATCGAGAGCCGCGGCGCCCTGGACATCGCCCGCCGCGCCTGGCAGACGGCCGGACAGGTGTTCGAGCACGCGCTCGCCCACGGGATGATCGAGAGGAATCCCGCGCGCGACGTGCGGCCCGGCGCCGCCCTGAAGCCGCGCACGAAGGGCGAGTTCGCGCGGCTAGAGCCCAAGGACATGCCGGAGCTGCTGCGGAAGATGCAGGCCTACCCCGGCTCCGTCTTCACGCGCTACGCGCTCGAACTCATGGCCAGAACCTTCGTTCGCACCGGCGAGCTGATCGCGGCCCGCTGGGACGAATTCGACCTCGATGCCGCCGAGTGGCGAATCCCCGCGGCGCGCATGAAGATGAAGACGCCGCACATCGTTCCGCTGTCGACGCAAGCGGTCGACGCGCTGCGCTGCCTGCACGAGCTGAAAGGCCTCAGCGGCCTTCTCTTCCCGGGCGAGCGCGACCACGAGAAGCCGATGAGCAACGGCACGATCCTCGGAGCGCTGAAGCGGATGGGCTACGCCGGAGCGATGACCGGCCACGGCTTCCGCGGCGTCGCCTCGACGATCCTGCATGAGGCCGGCTTCGACCACGCGCACATCGAGCTGCAGCTCGCGCATCAGGAGCGCAATGCGGTCTCGGCGGCATACAACCACGCGACCTACCTGCAGCAGCGCCGGCGCATGATGCAGTGGTACAGCGACCACCTCGACCAGCTGCGCCAGGGCGCGAAGGTGATCCCGTTCAAGGCCGCGTAGGCCGAACCGGTGCCTCAGCGGTCCTGAGGCAGGCGGGGTGCGGCGGTGGTGGAACACCGCCGGCCCCTGACTCTCCCCACCCGATCGCTGGAGGATCGAATGACGAAAGCTGCGAAGACTGTACCCGCCCTGGCCGATGCGCCTGCTGCACTGGAACGGGCCCGCGAGGCCTACGAGGAACTCAACGACTACGTCGAGCGCCTCGCCGCCATGGCGCTGACGATCGAGGGTAATCTCGCTCGACTCGCGGACGAGAAGGAGGGCAACCTGCCTGTGGTGATCGAATGGCGCCTGGCACAGGTCATGGCCGACATGCTGGGCGACCCGGAGGTGCTTCGCGGGATCCGCGTATCGCTGGGCATCGAAGACCCGCGAACCGGCGCAGCGAAGCCGTTCGAGGCGACCGCGTAGGCCTGACGATGGCAGCGAAGGCACCGAAGAAGCCTCGCGGTACCGGCACCATGCCGTTGGCGCGCCCGGCTACGGCGAACGAGGTCGAGCAAGCCGCGGGGGCGGTCCGCGTCTTCATCCGTGACCCTGGAGCGGATTCGACCCCATCCGGTGATGCTCGCATCGCCGGCTGGCTCGTCAGCGCGCTTGTGCCTTCAATGCCGCCTCGAGACGAGCCGCGCCTCAGCGTGCTCGACGTCGCGGTCGGGCGCTATTCGCAGGCGGAGGTCGAGCGCATGCGGGCCATGGTCCCTTTCGACGTCCCGGTTCTGCTGCGGGAAGTGCCGAGCGAGCTGCAGCCCCTCCAACCGGATGAGCCTGTGCGCGAGCGTCGCGGAGGAGTGGACGGACTGACGACCGCCGGCGCCTTGCGCGCGGAGCTAGAGGCGGTGGCAGCGCGTCAGGCGAGAGGCCACTACACGCTCGGCGAGTGCGTGGCGCTCCTCTCCGAGGCGGCGGTGACTGCTGGGCTTGCTGCAGATGGCGACCCCCGCGAGCGCTACTGGCGACAGCTGAACGAGGCTGCAGCTTCCGGGTCGCTGGCCGTGCTCGATCCGCTGACGCTGCTCCGCTCAAGTATCGACGAGTGGCCGGGCCCGTCGTCAGGTCTGCTGCTCATCGAGCGCAGGGAGCTCGCCGCCTGGCTTGAGCGCGAGAAGCATGCGCTGCGGCTGCCGGAGGAGCAGTCGAAAGACGCGCCGAAGCCCGCTTCGGGCGTGCCTGCCGGCGGGTCCTGCCCGCCGAATGCCCCGGAAGCGGGCCCCACCAGGCGTCCCTATCTCTCGATGCACTGGCGACTGCAGCGCATTTGCGAGGTGCGGGCTGCACTCGAAGAGGCCGACGCCTCCGACGCCCGTGCATCGCGCGTCGGTGTCCCGTCCGTGAGAGCCGCAGTGCTCAAGAAGCTGCGCGCCGACGATGGCAAGCCTGCATGGGCAAATAGTGCTTTCAGGCACGCCTGGGAGAGGCATCTGAAGGCGAAGCCGTAGTAGCCCATTCGCTGAATGGGCGCACCCGAAATCACTTTGGGTGCCGTTGAATGGGCGCTGGACCTCGCGGAACACTTTCGTCATTGACTGCTGGGTGCAGTCAACGACTGAAAGGGGCTGCAACGTGTCCAAAACGAACCATCTTCCCGAGCTTGGCTTCGCAAGAGAGCCGGCCGTGCTGGCTCACGTGGGCTTTGGCCGCACCAAACTGCGCGCCCTAGTCGCTGCCGGCGAGTTCCCTGCGCCGCGCCGACTTGGCCCGCGCTGCACCATGTATGACGCGGCCGCCGTCCGAGCGTGGATCGCCGACCGCGCTGCGAATGCGCCCGTCGTCATGCCGAAGGCGCCGAAGGTCGCGCAGACCACTGCCGGGCAGGTGACCGCGTGAGCGGCTCCACGCCAGAGCCCTCGAATCCTTCCGCGCGCCTCGACCACGACGGCTCGCACGTGCCTGTCGTCTTCGCAATCCGCGGCCCTGGCGGGCTGAGCGTCGACGCGCCGATGGGCGATCACGCGGTGCTGAATGTGACGGTCACGAAGGACCTCGCGCGCGGCATCGTCATCCAGCTGACCACGGGGCCCGAAGATGCAGCCGACATCATCCGTCGCATCGCCGAGCGAGGCTGAGAAGGCGTTGCGCACCATGCAGGCGGTCGCGGCGCTGGCCGGCTACGAGCTGCGCGAGACGACCGACTCGAGAGGCGCGCCCGCGTACGCGATCACCAGGTGGAACCTGGCGCGCGTGCTGCCGGATCTCGGCGCCGTCGAGGCCTTCCTCGAGCGGGTCGCGGGCCCGGGCCGAGGAACCTGATGCCGAAGCTCTTCCGCACCGCTTCGCGCCGGCGGCAGCCCCTGGCGTATCGCTCGGTGCTCGCTGTGCCAGCCTGCACGTGCTCAAGCGCGACGGCGGCCGCCTGCATGACGTGCGCCCGCTGGCGTGGCCACCTGCGCGCCCTGCTGGCGAGGCGCGCCGCCTGGAGTGCAACCCGATGAGCTGGCCAGCGGTCGCGTGGGCTCTGGGGCAGCGCGCGCCTTCGAGTGCAGCGAAGTTCCTACTCGTGGTCCTGGCCGACTCGGCGAGCGCTGGCGACTGGCTCTCATGGCCCTCGGTCGCCTACCTGGGAGAGACGACCCAGCAGGACAGAAAGACGGTCCTGGCCAACCTGCAGCGCCTGCAGGAAGAGCGCCTCGTCGAGCCGGCCGGCAAGACCGGGAAGACAGGCCAGATCACAATCTGGCGCCTACCCGTCGAGGTACCCGGAAGGGCATCGAACGGTACCAATTCCGGTACCGTTAGAGGTCGCCTTAACGGTCCCAAAAACGGGACAGCTTCGGCCGGCGAAACAGTACCGCTTTTCCCTGCAAAGAGTACCGGTTTTCCCTTGAAAGAGTCCCAAAAACGGGACACGGAACCTGAGAGGAACCCGAAGGGAACCAGAGAGGGCGCCGGCTCTCGCCTCCCGACAGACTGGACTCTCCCGTCGGAATGGCGACAGTGGGCTCACGACCGTCGGCCGGATCTTGACATCGACGCGGTTGCGGAGTCCTTCGCGGACCATTGGCATGCCCAGCCCGGCCGCGCCGGCATGAAGGCCGACTGGCAAGCCACTTGGCGAAGCTGGGTGAAGCGCGAGCGCGCCGGGTCACAAGCATTTGCGCGCCGTGTGTCAGGCGCATCTGCTATCCACGCCGACGACGATCTACGCGAGGTCTACCCGTGACCGCCCGCGACGAGGTCGAGCTGCGCAAGCCGCCGAACTCGGCCGAGGCTGAACAGAGCGTGCTCGGCGGGCTACTGCTCGACAACGGTGCTTTCGACCGCGTCGGCGATCTCCTCGAGGCCCGCGACTTCTACCGCAGCGAGCATCGCGCCATCTTCGAGGCGGTCGTGCAGCTGGTGGAGGCGAGCAAGCCGGCCGACGTCGTGACGGTGTACGAGCGCCTGCAGCGCGCTGGCCGCGCCGAAGACTGCGGCGGGATGGAGTACCTCGATGCGCTCGCGCGCAGCGTGCCCAGCGCCGCGAACGCACGGCGCTACGCCGAGATCGTGCGCGAGCACGCCGAGGCGCGCGCCGTCATTGCAGCCGTGGACGAGGCCGCCGCGATCGCCTGGACCGCGGAGACATCGCCTGCTGACAAGCGCGATCGAATCGGCGCCGTGCTGGCTCGGCTCGAAGGCCGCGCCGTCGGCAGGGAACCGCGGGCGATTGGCGACCTCGTCGCGGCGCGCCTCGATCACTACAGCGCGCTCGCGGAGGGCACGGAAGCCCCGGGCATTCCGACCGGACTCCGGACGCTGGATCGCGCCCTCGGCGGAGGCCTGAAGCCTGGGAAGCTGGTCGTCCTAGGTGCAAGGCCGACCATCGGCAAGACCTCGCTTGCCGGGCAGATCAGCGGCACGGTTGCCGCCGCTGGCCATGCGACGCTGATCCTGTCGCAGGAGATGACAGCCGGCGAGTTGGTCGACCGCTTCATCGCAAACACCGCCGGCGTGCAGTTGGAAGCGCTGACCTCCGGCCGGCTCGAAGATGCCGACTGGGGCAACCTGAGCAGTGGGGCGGATCGCCTCGCCGCGTCCGCCTTGTTTGTCGACGACTCGCCCGCGCTGAACCTGCAGCAGATCCGCGCCAAGGCGCGCCAGGTGCGCCGCCGGCATGGCTTGGCGCTGGTCGTCGTCGACTACCTGCAGCTTTGCTCGTCGGCCACGCCGACCGAGCGCCGCCATCACCAGATCGAGGCGATCAGCCGAGGCCTGAAGCAGCTCGCGAAGGAACTCGCCACCTGCGTGATCGTGCTGAGCCAGCTGGGCCGCGCCAGCCTGGATCGGCCCGACAGCGAGCCGGAGATGAGCGACCTGAAGGAGTCCGGTGCGATCGAGGAAGACGCCGACGTCGTGCTGCTGCTGCATCCGACCGGCAGGCAGGAACCGGACGGCTCGGCGCTGATGCTGCTGAAGCTGGCCAAGAACCGCCAGGGCAGGCGAGGCAGGATCGCGCTGGCATTCGATGGGCGTCTGCAGCGCTGGGCGGAGTCCGAATCGGACGTGTCTCGGCGGAGGGGCAAGGGTGATGAGTGAAACCCGACCGGACGAGGTACGAGCAGCCGAACCATGCCGCGCGCGCCGCGCCGGCCTTGAGCCGGCCGGTGTCCGCGGCGCTGCGCTGCCGCACCTGATGCCCCCGATTGGCCGGAGTCACCGCGGCGGAGGCCGGCGGTGCTGAGCTGCCTCTTCACCGGCACGGTCGTCCGAGCGCCTGAGCAACGCCTCGACCGGCGACTGCGCCCCATCGCGACGGCAGGGCTCGAGGTGATCGACGCCGAGGGCGCAACCGTGCTCGTCTCGATCATCGCGTTTCGGCCGGCGGCCGTTGAGGCCATTGGGCGCCTGCAGATCGGCGAAGACGTCGCAATCGCCGGCCACGCATCGTTGAGCCGTTGGAAGGACGGCGATGGGCGCCAGCAGATGGGTCTGAATGTCACGGTGGGCCGCTTCCTGACGGCGGCCGATGCCGGCATGCATCACACCCCGGTCGAGCGGCGTCAGTGGCGTCAAAGCGCACCTCAGGGGGACTCAAGTGGCTGAGCGCGACACCTCTCGATCGCACGAAACCCGCGCCGATGCTCGCGATTCGACCGATCCCCCGGTGGGCGAGAAGCGGCTCCGGTTGCCGCTGAAGACGATCGACGATGTCAAGGCCGAGCTCGCGCGCCTGTACCGCGAAGGCAAGGCAGGTCGGCGAGCCATCGGCGACGTCTCGCGCCTGGCCAACGTGCTTGGCATCCTCGGCCGACTGATCGAGTCGGAAGACCTTGCGGCGCGGATCGAGGCGCTCGAGGACGAAGCGATGAGGGCCGCTGCTGGCGGACCTGCAGCTCGCGGAACGGACGAGGGATGACCCCGGACACCGATCCGAGCTGGGCCGCCCTCGAGGCTCTGCTCGACGTCGCCGGCGAGAACAAGGCCCGCGAAATCCTGGCGCAGATCGGGCGGCCCGCGGCACTGGCCGAGTTCGAACGTGTCGCGGCGCTCCGCCTGGCGATGCGCCTGCGCGAGGCCCATCAGCCGCGCACCGTCATCCGCGAGCGCCTGGCGCTACGAGGCATCAGCCGATCCGCGGCCTATCGCCTGATCGCCCGAGCGATCGACGTCCCGATCGCGAACTGTCCCAGCAACGGCCCTACGTTGGGACGCGGCCCGGCCATCCTCGACGAACCGGCCGAGATGGCCTTCGATCGCCTACTGCAACCGCAGGAGAACACCATGCCCACCGACCCCACCACCCAAGACCAGCCCTCCGCCGGGCTCCGCGTCGAGGTCACAGCCCTCCGCGCGCCGTGGCCGGCCGGCGCCGTCATCGGCTCGATCGTCGAGATCCCGGGGAACACGCTGCCCGACTCGTTCGTCGGCAAGTGCCAGCCGGCCAGGCCGAATGTCGCGGTCACGCACCGCTACGAACCGCCGCGGTCCCCGGTCGCCGAGCCTCTCGGCGCCGTCGACCTGTCCGACATCGTCGGATCGTCCGGCAACGTCGAGTTCCTGACCACCAGGCGCGACGAACTCCGCGCGCGCCTCGCAGCGATCGACCTGCCGGCGGCGCGCAAGGCGCTCGAGAAGACGCATGCGGATGCGCTGGCTTCGCCCGGCGACGTGGCGCCGGTGTCGCCGCCGGGCGTTGGCGAGATGCCCGAGCAGACGGAACGCCGGCTGCGCCATGAGCGCGCCGCAGAGGCCCACAAGACCGCTCAGGCCAGGGTTCCGCAGCTCGAGGCCGAGGATCGCGAGTTGCGCTCGGAACTCGCCTACGTTGAGGGACTGCTCGCCGCCGAGCAGCAGGTCGACGAGGCGAAGGCCAGGGCGGAGGCGGCAGACGCCGAGGTGGTGCGCTTGGCCGAGGCCGCTGCAGCTGCCGACGCGGCGCTGCGCCGCATCGTCGACCTCATCGCCGACGAGGAACGGGCCTATGCGAAGGATCGCGACGCCGCCGGTGCGCGCGTGCTCGAGGCGGTGAAGGCCGGCGGCAGCGTGCCAGTGAAGGCGGCCAGCCGCGACAAGATCGCGACGCTGGAGGTCGCGAAGCGCGGTGCCGAGCAGGAACAGCTGGTCGCGCGAGCCGCCCACCAGCAGGCCGCGCAGCGCCGGCGCGAAGCATGGCAGCGCGTCAGGGTTGCCGAGGCGACGCTCGCCGAGCGTGCCTTCCGCCAGGCAGAGCGTGATTTCGTCGAGGCGCTGACGCGGGTCATGGTGGCGAAGGCCGTGGCGCACGACCCGTTCGGCGCCGCGGATCCGAGGGGCGAGGCGATCGTGCGTTCCCGCCGCATCGTCGAATCCTTGGGCATCTGAGCCGCCCTTCGCAGCATTCGACATCGAAGGAGAACCGTCTTGCACCACTTCATCGTCAATCCGACACTGTCGACCAACACCGGCGCGAGCGGGGCCGGCGATCCCATCCGGCGCGCGATCGTCGCGAGACTGAATACGGAAGGAGTGTCGACCGATGGGCGGTCCGACGAGGCTCTACTCGCCGACTACAACTCGCTGATCTGTGCGCCGCTCGAGGAGCAGCTCGCCGCCGTCAACTGGCGGATCTCGGTCAACGCAGCGACCGCGCAGTCTGCGAAGCAGCACGGCCAGTTGGCCAGCAACTCGGCGAAGGGCCTTCTCGAAGCGCCGGCGTCTGGGCTGGTCAACAGGTTCCGCATCGGGCAGCGATGACCTAACGCCACCGGACGGACACATAAGGCCCCGGACACCCATGGCAGCCTCCAACAAGACCAGCGCCGCAGCGGCTCGATCGCTGCAGCGCCAGGCCAAGGCGATCGCGCTGCGCTGCGCAGGCCTGTCCTACGCGTCGATCGCCGCGCACCTCGGCATCGGACGGAGCCAGGCGCACGCGCTCGTGTGCAGGGGTCTCGACGATGCACGCAGCCAGGTCGCGGCAGCTGCGGACGAACTTCGCGCGCTCGAGCTGTCCCGGCTCGACGGCATGCTGGCGAAGGTCTACCCGCGGGCCGCTCGCGGCGACCTGCCGGCAGTCGACCGCGTCCTGAAGATCAGCGAGCGCCGCGCGAAGCTGCTCGGCCTGGACGCGCCGGAGCGGCATGCGCTGCAGGGCGGAGGGGAGGGCGCGCCGCCGATCGTGTCAGACGCGCGCGTGACGTTCTACGTGCCGGAGAACGGTCGCGATGCTGGCCGTGCACGTTCGGCTGCCCCCACAGCGGCGCAACGATGAGCGCCGGCACTGTCCCGGCGCCGCGCCGCGCCGCGCATGCGCCAGCGGTGCCCCCAGATCAACCCCGCAACGAAGGAAGCGGGACGCCCGCGCGCAGCTGATGGGCCGAACTCGCGTCGTCAACAACCTGTCTGCGTTCACGGACAAGGTGCAGCGCCGCGCCGCGCGCAACCTCACAGCGGCGCTCGTGGTCATCGGCAGCGAGGCCGCGGGCCGCGCACCGCAGGACACCAGCACGCTGATCAACTCGCAGTTCCGCAACGTCCGCCGCGATGGCGATCGAATCGTCGGGGCGATCGGCTTCACGGCCGACTATGCACTGCCGGTCCACGAGGCCGAGGGCAAGCTGAAGGGTCAGCCGCGACCGAAGGAGAACGGCAAGGACCACGGGGTCTACTGGGGCCCTCATGGCGAGCCGGAGTTTCTGCGCAAGGGCGCCGAGGCGGCGGCGCCCGAGGTCCGCCGCATCCTGGTCGAGGGCATGAAGGAACAGAAATGAGCAATGGGACCGTCGTCGGTGGCGTGATCTATGAGGTCGCGTACGACACGCGGCCGCTGATCGAAGGGCAGCGCCAGGCCAGCAAGTCGCTCGACCAGCTCGACACCGATTTCACCCAAGTCAACAAGGCTGCCAAGGTGCATGTAGCCGGACTGGCTCTGTCGGGAGTCGCCGCGCGCGAAGCGGCGCGGTCGACGGACGCGCTGTCGAATGCGAGCGTCAAGGCGGCCGCCGCTACCGAACGTCACTCGATCTCGTCGCGTCGCCTGATGGAGGCACTGCGCGGCAGCAAGGTCGCGCTTGCCGACGTCGCGACGAGCATTGCCACCGGCGAGGGGCTGATGCGCAGCGCAGGCGCTGCCGCGTCCGGCCTCGGCGCCGTCGTGCTCGCCGTCGGCACCGCCCTAGGCTCGCTCGCGCTCGGGTTCGTCAAAGGCCGCAAGGAGACCGAGGAGTTCAATCGCAGCCTGACGCTGACCGGCAACCTCTCCGGTATGACGGAAGGGCAGCTGAACGTGCTGGCCGGCCGGCTCGACAGCTTGGCCGGCATCACGCGCGGTCAGGCGGCCGAGGCGCTCAATCAGCTCGCGCAGGCAGGGGTGCGCGGCGGCGATGGGCTGGGCCGTGTCGCTGAGGCCGCGATCCGCCTCGAGCAGGCCGGCGGGCCCGCGGTCGCCGAGACGGTCAAGGCGTTTCAGTCGCTCGAGCGAGAGCCGGTGCAGGCAGCGCTCAAGTTGAACCAGGCGACCAACTTCCTGACTGTCGAGCTGTACCGCCAGATCAAGGCGCTCGACGAGCAGGGCAAGCACGCCGAGGCGGCGCGCGTCGCGCAAGAGGCCTTCGCTGATTCGATCCTCGAGCGCACGCCGAAGATCACGCAGAACCTCGGGTTGCTCGAGCGCGCTTGGCGGTCGGTGCGGGACGCCGCGCGCGAGGGCTGGGACGCACTGTTGAACGTTGGGCGCAAGGAGACGCCCGAGGACAAGATCGAAGCGATGCGCGCGCGCCTGGCGCTACTGCAGCGGCAAGAGGCTTCCGGTGGTCCAAAGACCATCGGCGGCCGCGCGACCGGATCCTATGGGCCGGAGGGCGCGGCGCAGCGTCGGGCCGAGATCGAGGACCTGCAGCGCCAGCTCCGCGCGTACGAGCAGGCGGCCGGCTACGCGCGAGCCGCCGCTCAAGCGGACTCGGACCGTGCCGCAGCAGTCGAGGCGGCCTCGGATGCGGACAAGAAGGCAGGCGCGAACCGAAAGGCGAAGTTCGATGAGGCGCAGTACCTGCGCGAGCTGCAGATGCGCACGGCCGATGCGGAGGAGCGAGTCAACCTCGTCGAGCAGGAAGCGAACGCGCGAAACGACCAGCTGTTGAAGGAGGGCGTGCTCAGCTCGGAGAACTACGAGAAGGCGCGGGTGTTCATCGCCGAAGCGGCGGCCCAGGCCCGCGTCGAGGTTGCCAGGCGAGAGCGAGAACAGATCCTCGCCACCTTCGAAAAGGACGGCCGTGACATGGAGCGCCAGCGCGGCGAAAAGGCGAAGGCGGGCAACTTCGCGGAGGGAATCATCGCCGGCGGGTCGCAGGAGGACGCGACCGTCAACCAGTACCGCATGCGCAACGACCAACTTAACGAGTTGCGCGCGGCCGACCTTCTGAGCGAGCAGCAGTATTCGGCCGCGATCGTCGCGAACGCCCAGCAAACGCAGCAGGCGCTCGCGGCAATCGCGCAGGCACGCTCCGACGCGGAGGTGCAAGCACAGATGACGACGCTCGCCGCGGTGTCCGGTGCAACCGACCAGCTGATGGGCGTGTTGCGCGCTGCCGGGAAGGAGCAGAGCGCTATCGGCAAGGCCGCCTTCCTGGCATCGAAGGCGCTCGCCGTCGCAGAGATCATCCTGAACGCCGAGGTCGGCGCGGCGAAGGCGATGGGGCTGGGCCCGTACGGCATTCCCCTGGCCACCTACATTCGCGCCGCCGGCTATGCGAGCGCCGCGATGGTGGGCGGGCTTGCGATCGCGCAGGTCGCCGGCGGCCGGCAGTACGGCGGCCCGACGACCGCAGGGCAGCTCTATCGCGTCAATGAAGCAGGGAAGCCGGAGATGTTTACAGCGGCCAATGGCAACCAGTACATGCTGCCGACCGCGAACGGCAACGTCACTCCGGCGAACCAGGTCGGAAGCGGCGCGACGTGGACTATCAACATTCACAATGCGCCGCCAGGGACGACAGCGACCGTCAATGAAAGCGCGCGGATCATTGAAATCGCTGTCGCTCGTGCCGAGGCGAACTTCGTCGATCAAGTCAGCAACAACATGGGGCCGCAGTGGGCAGCGTTGCGCAACGCGAGTAACCTCCAAGGGCGCCTATAAAGCGGAGGTCAAATGCACGAGACGCTTGCGAGTGATGCCGGTCGCCACACGGCCATCATGACACTCCTGGCCTGGGTGATCGCGCACGACGAGCGCATCAGCCTGGAGGACACTTCTTCCTTGCCGAAGGCGCTGATGAATGCTCTCCCGAGAGGGGCTCTTCCAGATGAGATGGAGGATCAATTTCGGGTTTCCGCGAGGGACTTCACGATGCAAGTCCTGCGCCTCGCGGCTTCTATGCGGCGTGGAGGCATCTAGGGCATGCGCGTGAGCCTAGTCGACAAGTTCGGCAGCAACAGCGGCCCGGTTTGGCATGCGCCCAGGGGCGCGAGCAACGTGCAATCTCGCCTCTCCTGATGCGCTCGCTGCTTGTGAGGGTCAAGCGGCTCGAGGAGGCTGTCGCTCGCGCGAAGTTGCGGGAGGCACAGAGGGCGGCGGAGCTAAGCCTGCCACTCGATGAAGTCGAGACTCAGTTGCGACGCCAGGTGGCCATCTCGAAGCTGTTCGACTCGCTCGAGGCGAGCTACCCCGCCGACCCGTTCGACGCCGCAGGCTTGCCGCGGCTCACTACTTGGCAGAAGGTCGGGGCGGCCGCCGATCGCCTCATCGCCTGCCGCCACACCGACGTCGACCGGCGCGTGCTCGCCGCATTGCCGGCCGACGCCCTACGTGCCTTCGGCCACTCGGCGGAGGACTTCCTCGCCGCGGTGGGATTGCTGCACGCAGGGCCCGCCCTGGCACGCGGAGTCGAGCTCGACGAAGAAAAGCGCGGGCCGCTCGCTGCCTAG